CCTTATGCTCTAAGCCATGCCCTGCCATAAGCCTTCAGATTGCGTGCTGGTGGGACTCATTCAGTCGGTTCTGTGAGGTGCGCGAGGTGCAGTTCCTGCGTAACCATCGGGTGCAAGGAATTGGACGCGACGGCGTTAAACGTCCCGGCGTGTATCTCTTTTCCGTATTCTGGGCCAATGGTGGCTGGTCAGAAGTCAGCGACCAGAGCAAAGACCATCACATTATCGCGTTAGACGGCGGGCAATGGATTGCGTACCCCAACAACAGGCTGTTGTGGGTAGACCCGTCATGGATTGGCGGGGATGTTCCGAGGGATTGGAAATCCCCGTCAGTCTCCTACAGCGTGGAGGCACTACCGTGAGATGGATCATAGACCTGTTCCGCAAGCTCAAAGCTAACCGTGACCGCGAATGGCGCTCTGTGCCAGCCCCTAACTGGCGCTCGGCGCGTGGAGGGCGCGATATATGGTGAAAGACGATATAAGCCCGCCGGGGGCGTGGAAGGAGGAGATGGAGCGTATCCCATGGGGATACGGTCAGAAACAGGGCGACAGGCTTGCTAATGCGCTTGTAGCGATACGGCGCATGGGGATACACGAAGCAGCCACGCTGCTAGAGTTAGAGATTAAGACGCTGCGTAACGAGATTGAGTATTTGCTAAACCGCTGAAGGGTCGTCTAACGGTAGGACAACGGACTTTGACTCCGTGAATGTTGGTTCAATCCCAGCCCCTTCAGCCATCCCCCTCGGGCGGCCACTTAAACGAGCGGGTTTGCAAGAAGTAACGACCGTTGCACTTGCAGACCCCTTTTAAGTAATCCTTTACCTCGGGATGCGAGCAAAAATACCCTTGTCCGTTAGCGGGGCAGAAAAACACGCATAACTGACACGGATCAAACCGCGCCCACTCTACCGATTCCGTAGCCATGTCAGATATTCCGCGCCTTCCTCTGGCTGCCACCAGATTTTTATGAGATCTGGATGGTCATTAGGCAAATCAGGATTGATAGTCGTCAGCGCACAAGGTGAAAGCGTGTTGTCTGCAAATCCACGCTCTTTGGCATATCGGTCATAAATCTTGTACGACGCCACGCGAGCCGTGTGCATCGTTATGCCAGATATTGCATCTTTAAGGACGCTGTAGGCGCTGTGGTGCTTGTGGCCCGAGATATAAAGGTGATCCCGTGTTCCCATAATGGCGGCTTTCATGGGGCCATGGGCGGGGTTCCAGATGGACGAGCCGCTATGGTCGTGGCGGGCGTTAACCCTAACCTCTGCGCCGTTGGGGAACCGCAGCGCGATGCGAGCCTCGGACGACTTGTAAAGTGAGTTCTGATGCTTCGCTATCCACCGCAGAGGGTCGCCAGAGCCTGACCATAGGTCATGGTTTCCGGCAATCATGTAGAGCCAACGGCAGCGGTTTACAAACCACTCGGCCAACCGCCATGCCTGTGTTGCAGATGTCGCTTGCTCGCCGTAAAGCCTTGCTAAACGTCCGACCCAGTTGTTCGTGGTATCCCCCACCGAGCAGGCAAACAGCCCCTCTGTGGCGTTTACAAGGGCGGTATGGCGCTCTATGGCCTCAATGTCGCAGCCGTCGTCGTCAACGTGCGGATCGCCAAAATGTAGTAGGCCGATTGGGCCTGCAATTTTGATGCGTATGGGGATGAGTTTGGAGGCTTCTTCGTGTTCGCGCTTATGCAAAAACTTGCGCTTACGTTGCTTGATTAGCTCCTCAATGGGAACGTCATCATCAGGCAGCGGGGTGAACTCAAACTCGTCCCTAACCACGTTTGGGGTGTGCTGGTAGGTAGAGCCGGGGACGTTGATACCCTTGCCTTGCATATCCTGTATGCGATTCAGCAAGGTTCTGATGTTAATCCTGAGCTTTTGCGCTGCTACCGACCTAACGCCTTTTGAGTCTTGTAAGGCTTGCAGTATCTGTTCGTCAGTCGCCTTCTTTACGGTCACGTTTAGCCTTCCTTTTAACCGTGATGCCAAGTTCTTCTCGGCGTTTCGCGGTAACTTCTGGGGCTAACTCGGCTCTCCATTCCAAGTGTCCGTCAACAAGTCTGTATTCTTCTTTGTGCGTCAGCGCACAGTCGCAGCACTCGGTATAGGTATAGCCCTTCACCCTATACCAAGAACCCTCGTTCATCTGCACAACGGGGATTTTCTTTGGCATATCAACCCCTCAAATACAATCTTTGCTCATCTCGCCTACGATTTACAAGTCCTTTCAATACCTTACCACCGGCTTTTGACCATTTCATGAACTCTTGCGCGGTTTCTTCAAAGTCACCGCGATTGTGTTTCATGCGTAATGTTGAGCGCTGGAGGTTGCCTAGCCCCACGTTAAAAGAAAAGGAAACGAGGGCGTCAAACCGGCCTTGATGATTAACAGCAGAAGGGCAAAGTCGGGCCACGCCGCGCTCAAACCGGCCAAGGTCTTGAGCAAGGATAGCGTCCACCTCTCCCATAGTGAGAGTGCGATCCCAGCCCTCGGGTATCGGTAAGGTGCGCCGTTCTTCATATTTCACCGCAGCGTGTGAAGGGTCTATAACGTGGCCGACCCCGACGCTCCAGATTAACGCCGGACATTGGTACGGGCGGGTTCGGACACCCTCGTGATGTTTTACCATTTCAATACAGCGAGGGCTTACTTTCAATTTCCCACCCCTGCTTCAACGCTATGTTTTTAGCAGTCGCTTTATGAACTTTTAAGTGCCTAGCAAGTGAATTAAACCCAAAAAATATCCCGTCTGGAGTTCGTATTACAGATTGAGAGCGAGCAATCGTCTGTGTACGTCGGGCTTCTTTACTGTGTGATTTACCAAAAAATGGGTTTTCCAATCCTCTTCTTGGTTTTGTATTTCCTACAGGCTTGCCCCTTGCCGCATAGTTAATATATTCACTACGATCCCCGCCGCATCCACCAATCGCTTCATTCCAGCCTATCTGAAAATCAGGGCGTAACTTACCTTCTAGCGAATAACACTCTGCATCTGAACCTGAAAAGATCACATCGCACAACATATTTTTCCAGCCGTGATACCGGATGGCTCTTCCAAAATGACAGTCACTGCGTGACGTAATAGAGCGATGTCGGGCAAGTCTGCTATTAAAATCAACTGCAACCCCGATGTACCCATCAGAGTTCATATCAAAATAATTCTCAAGTCTTATCCAGTAAACAACGCTCATTTCTTACCAAATGCCTGCGTGCCAAACCAGAAGGCAATGATTGACGACAGTATCAGCATCTCGTCATCTGAGAACACTTCAGCCATCGCGGCGGCAAACGGTACACCTGTGTTGTAGGCATACCAGACGCCTGCAATGTTGATGGCAACTAGTTCCAGCACAAAAATGTAGGTAACAACCGGACGCACCGAGGCACGAAGGTTGATCATCCATTGGCTTGCGCCTTTGCCGATCTCAACGTCGTGCTGGTACAGGGCTTGGCGCTCCTCGCCTGCCGTTTGAGTTTGGATCTGCTCTAGTTTGATTTCCTCAACCCGTGCTTGGGCGATAAACCCGCGTTCTGCGAGGGCTAGTTCGCGCTCTTTCTGAGCGGCAACAAGGGCAAGTTCGTGCTTTTTGTCCTGCCGGTCTTGGAAGATCTCAAGAATCTTAGGAAGGCCGCCCGCAAGGAACGACAGGAACGTGCTAACCATTGTCATCATTTGTTGCGTTCCTCCATCAGTTTGACGCGCACCTGTAGGTCGTGAATGTCCTCCATAATGTCGTCCTTCAATTCCTGACGACGCGCTGCGCTTAACGGGCTGTCAGTCGGCACTCCGTCCTCGGTAATCAGGATAGGAATTTTGGACTCAATGGCGATTAGGCGATTGTTGAACGATGCGATTTCCGCGAGCAGCCAGCCGACAGCGGCCAGCAGCACCGGGAACAACATATCCACAATCTTCTGCATATTCATGGGTTACTTCCAAAGCCAATCAACAATCTTGACGAAAAGGCCGCCCATAACTGCCGCAAACCCGCCCACAGCCATCAACGTGCGCCAGCCGCCCTTTGCCTCGGCCAGCATTAGCTTGATTTCGTGTACGTCCTTTTTCATCTCGGCCATGTCTGCTTGCAAAGTCTCAATCTGCGCGTCGTGACGGCCAATGTCCCGTGCCATTTCCATCATCTAGCTCCTAGGGGTGGGTGGCTTTGTAAGCGTCAAACTCGGCTTTGAGTTCTTGGATAGCCTTGATTAGCGGAGCGATCATCTCCTCGTAGCCGATGGATAACACATCGTCGCCACCTTTAACGCTGTGGTCTTGGTAGCCGCCAAAGTCCACGCCCATTGCGTCCATAGTGGCCTTTACCTCTTGCGCCACCAAACCATAGTGGAAACGATTGCGCTTATGCGTACCGTTGTGCGTCAAATTGGCTAATTTGCTTGCTTCTTGCCAGCTAGAGTAATCATCTTGCCATTGGCTAATGGCAGCTTGGTATGCGTCATCATTAGGAAAGTCCACCGGGTTTGGCTTTACGGGAGGAGTGGTGCGGTAATCTTCGCGCATATCCCACTTAAACTTGCGCGGCTTGAGAGCCATGACAAAATCTAGCCCAAGATTGGTGTCCGCTATTTCTGTTTTATCTCGCGCATCAGAACGATTTTGGACTGAGCCGTACACATAAGTAGTGGTGTTTGAATCACCAAGTTGTACCTGATCAGACCCCGTTACTTGTGAGTTATAACCCAGACAAGCCGAATTTTGATAATTGCCAGAGCTATATGCTGCATCGCCGATAGCGCAATTTAATTGGCCGGTTGTAATGCTGCCGCCAGCAGAGTACCCAAGCACCGTGTTACTGCCACCGCTGGTAATAGCTGAACCAGCAAAACTACCAACGCAAACATTGAAAGCGCCAGAGTTGATACTGTCTCCAGCGACGTTGCCAACAGCCGTGTTGCTTGCGCCAGTTGTAATTTCACGAAGCGCCCAAAACCCGACTGCAGTGTTATTTGAGCCTGTTGCTGATGCGCCGGTTCCTTGAAGAGCAGAGTTTCCAACAGCGGTATTGTTGTTGCTTTGGATATTTCTTCCCGCTTGATATCCGACATAAGTGGAAAAAGAAACATTGTATAAACCGCCGCCAGCATCATAGCCAATGGCAGT